GAGGGCATCGCTGGCTTAACCGTTGAAAATTAAATTTCGTGCTTTTTGAAAAGCTCAGCAAGGTCGGCAGCAAACGCGTCGGCCTTTTCTTTGTTCTTAAATGCGTACCCCATTTCTTGACTGTAGTCTGACACTACAACGTCCACCTCTTCCTCTAACACAGTGTCAATGATAACTTTAATTAACATTAACTCTCTCCCAATTACCTAACGTAATTATGCGAGAGCTATTTTTAAAAAGCAAAAACTGTGTGCGTCTGCTTTCTGACGTTAAGCGTCCACAATCGGTCGCCCGCCGTCTGGGAAAATATCATCATCATAGTGGCCCGCAAACACAGTCTCGCTAAATGATTGAAAGTTGCCAGTGCCTAATTTGCCAGTTTCTTGCAGTCCTGATGTCTGTTTTGAAATCTTTCTCATGTTGTTTGCCATCACAACGTATTCGCAGAATTCGATTATTTGTGGTGTGAGAAGTTTGAAAAGGCAACGATCAAACGCTTCATCAAGACATAACTGTGTAAGAGAATAAGCACTACCGCTGCATTGTTTAATCAAACCAAGCTCGACGCCGGTTCTAATGACAGTTTTTATCGCTGTTGCCTTCGCACCATTACCAACCGCTACCTCAATCTCCGCGCGGGTAAATGTTTTTTGTTGGGCTCCTATTGCGACAATATTGCGCGTCACAACCGTTCCGACTTTCGGGTTGCTACGCCGCCATTCTTTAATGGTCGCGCCATACTTTGGACTGACCGGATGCTCTGATAACCAAAGTGCCACCATCGAAAATAAATAAATGGCTCTATATCTGGTTTTCCAAATAAAAACGGCGGCGTTAACACAAAATTTTACATCGCAAATTGCATGAATGTCTTCATACCTCTGTAGTGTTTTCCTAGCTAAAACCGCATGCTCTAAAAAGTTCATTGCTCTCTCCCTTAATTTGTTAACACGTTTTGCAGTTTGGCACCCATGCCGGTCGTCGGGCGTATATCATCGAGCCAATGCCCATACTGTTTGCGGGTGAATGCAGCGTCCTTGTGACCCATAGCCGCCGACACAGTGACCTCGCTCTCTTTTAAATCGTAGATTAAAAGCGAGGCAAAAAAATGCCGCATGTCGTGCCACCGGATGCGGGCTACGCCCGCCCGGTCGCATGCAGGGTGCAAAATGCGGTTGCGCCATGCGCTGTTATCCACTTGCACATGACCCGCGCCGGTTGGAAAAACCAAGTTGCAGCCGCGCTGCGCTAGGGGTTGCATCTCACGCCACTCAGCTAAGCCGCCCGCGATCTCTTCCGTAAGCTCGAGGCGCCGGATGCCTGCCTTGGTTTTTGGCGGGCCAACGATGCCGCCGGTTTTGCGCGCCTGCCTTATGCTTATGACACGGTCGTGGAGGTCTACGTGATCCCATGTCAGTGCCGCTTGCTCACCCGCGCGCATGCCCGTGTAGGCCGCCGTTGAGACAAGCAAGTGCGCCCAGCTATTGTCGTTGCGGCCCGGCGTCTGCACGTTTTGCAAAATCTTTGTAATGATGCGCTTGCTGATGCGCGCACCGATGGGATCAACCGCCTCGTCCTCGTCGGGCAAGGGTAGCTCAATGCCGGTCTTGCCGTTGGCTGGATTGATCATTAGCGGGTCGTGCGCCAAGTATCCGTTTACAAGCGCATATTTAATCACCTGTCCAAATACCGCATATATGTTGCGGTTGGTTTTGTTTGCGCGCTGGGCAAACAAAGCTGGCACAAGCGTGTTTTGCACGGCGCCCATGCGTATGTCCGCCATCTTGGTTTTAGCAAGCGGCACGCCATTGTCATGCGGTACTGCGTTGAGGTGCTTGATCGCGGTTATCTTGTTTGCGATCTCGCCCTCACCCAAGCGCCTGCCTTGCAAGCGCACGGTGCGCTGATGCTCAATAAACTCGTCGGCAACCTTGGCAAAAGTTGGCGTGTCGCTGCGCACCAAATACGAGCCTGTTATGCGGAACTCTTCAGCGGCGGCGAAGTGACAGGCCTCGGCCTCAGCCTTGGTGGCAAAACGTACTGTCTTGCCACCAAAGCGCCGTAAATCTGCGACCCAACCTTTGCGGTTTTTTTCGGTATCGGGGCGGACGCTCATTTTATTCCACCCGCATTTCCAAGCGATCTTTGCTGGATTGTATGCAAGACGATTCTTGACCATTCACTCGGTATTTTATCTCGAACGCTAACCCGTCACTGACCTGAATCCAGTGCGCGCGCTCGCAACTTAAAATAGTCGCCACGCCGATGTCAGAATTGACAACATCGCCGGGCATCAGATTTTTGACTAATTTAGATTTGCCCTTCATGACTGCTCTCCTATCGAGTGCGGATAATTTTAAATTCGTAATCGCCGCGACCCTCGACGCCGAGTTCTTTGATCTCAGGCATGTCGTTGAACAGGCGACGAGCCGCTCTAACGGCGTGAGATTTCTTTTCAAACCAGTGTGTTTCGACTTCCTCTTCATGAATGATGACGGCGACGTCCCAGGTATCTCCGGTGCTGCAAACCAGAATCTGATTCGGTTCCGTAACGTCGTTCAGCGAGTTGCTCTTCTCGCTTGCATAAAATGCGTTGACACTATCCATGTTTGCTCTCCTCTGTTGATAATTACTTATAGTAAGTTTTTCTTACTATGTAAACATAAAAGTGACCTTCAGGTTATTTTGCTCCAAATTAAATTTTGAGGCTGAATGCTCCACACATGCTCCAACCAACAAAAAAAGGCCTAGCCTGTTAGGGCTAAGCCTTTGATTTCATTGGTTGCGGGGAGAGGATTTGAACCTCTGACCTTCAGGTTATGAGCCTAAACAACGGGCTCATGCTCCACCAATAAAAACAAAGGCTTATGGCCTATGCCCCTAAAAATACACAATTATTGGCGGGAGTAAAGGGGACCGTGTGGGACTAGATGGAATAGGGCGGGAAGGCAAAATGCTCCAAATTTGCTCCAAACCGGGCACAACCTGAAGGTCAATCTTTGGCCGCGCGTATCTTATCGCGCAGGGTGCCATAGTCCATAATGAGACGAGCCGCCGCTGAGCAATCAGCGACTATTGTGTCACGCGCGCATGGCGGCCCTAATTGCTCAAACTCGTCAGCGGCACGCGCCATAATCTCTGGCGCGTAATCTGTGAGAGGCGGCGTGACAACAACCGCCTCGCCTTTTTCAGATGTGAGGTAATCAAAATAGGCGCCTGTTACCGATGCCGCTGCACCCACGCCGCTAGAAACTGCTGTCACGCAACCTGTTACGAGTATGGTGAGGCACATGATCGCTAACAGCATCCATGCGCTGCCGCGCCTCTTCCACGGCTTTGCGTTGCCTTGCCTTAACGAGTGCCCGCGCCACGAGGAAGGCGGCAACGGCGGCAACCGCTGCGCATCCCCCCACAATAGCCCAAACATTCACTCGCCGCCCTTCTCTTTAATGAGCGTTGCGGCGATCCCAGCTAGGGCGCCAACAATGACGGTTATCTGGGTAAGCATTTCGCCAGGGAGCGAAATTCCTATGGCGGCCATCACCGAACCAAGCCCGGCCATCGTTGAGGGCTCACGCAAGCGAGCCAAGAGCATTTGCACAAGTATCATTTTCGTCTCCTAGTATGACCAAATCATTGGTCTGTGGGTGGTGGTTGAGTCGATGTGGATGAAACGTCCAGCACCTTTTTGTTGAATTCCAAATCCGGTAAAACGCCCGTCCATCATGGCTAGGCGCAAAAGCTTCACGGCATCGCCACGGCTAACGGAAATGTCCGCCGCTTTGCCCGTTGAGTGCGTGCCGGGTTTTGCTTTACGCGCTTCAATTGGATGGCTTGGGGCGCGGTAGCCACTTGATATTTGCATGGGACCAAACTGGTTGCGCAGAGCTTGCAGCGCGCTCATAAACTCTGGGTCCATATCGCACTCCCCGGTATGGCTGCACACAAACTCAATGCGTGAGAAGTTTGGATATTTGCTCCAATCTTCGATCATTTTCGTCTCCAAAACGCGAAACGCACATAACAGCGTTTTAAGGGCCGTCTGTGCGTTTAGGGTTGTTTTTGGGGTATGCCTACCAAGCGCGCGGCTTAACCCCAACGTCGGGGCGGCTCAGGGGCTCGTTTTTTCCAAAATGCCAAAAATTAGTGCTTGCCGTGGCCGTTCAGGCGATCTCGCAAGCTGTTCATAAACTCCCACATGCTTGTGATTTGTTTATTCACAACGTCCATTTCGGCGCGGAGTTTTACGATGTCCGCATTGTTTCCAAGCTTCACAATGTCCTCGGCTTGGTGCTGCGTCCATTTCGTATAACGAAGTAACTCGTCTTGCATTTGCTTGATGTCCTTCTGAGCCTCGCTCAAAAGCGCATAGCTCCGCGCGGCGTGAAAAACGATAGCTCCTAAAAGTAGAATCTGGTCCCAGTGGGCACTAATCATGTCCATGCGATTGCTGCCTCCCAAGTCTTGCGCTCACACCCCTCTACAAATTGACTGACCGGCACGCGCACGTTTAACGCTCTAACCTGGTTGACGTGTCGGAAAATTGTGCGGCGAAGCGGCAACGCGCAAAGCGCAATGATGTCACACTTAGCAGAGGTCACGCGGCGCTTCTTACGAGAGCCCTGCGTTGTGCTGAATCGGTAGTATTTAGGTTTTTGTTTTTCTGGAGTAGACGATGTTTTGACTTCGACGCGCCAATATTTGTCGGCGCTATAAGCAAGCAAGTCAGCGCCTTCAGTCGGCGAAACCATAACTTGCAAACCTATGTTTATGAGAAAGCCCGCTGTAAGGTACTCACCAGCTTGCCCGAGTCGAATACTCACTCAAGATGATCGCCGACGAGGATGGCGCACATGACTGCTGATTTTGGATAAACGGCGATAATCGCAAAGTTGGTTTCGTTCGACCACCACTCCGTCAACGGCGCATTTGCATCAATGTCAAAATGCATGACGCCTCGGGCGCGCGGTTTCATGCCGCTCTCAATTAGGGCTTGAGCAAGCTTCATGCCGCGCCAGCAAGGGTACGCCGCTTTGCGCATGATCTCCGGTGGCGGGAATGCCGGGGCCGCGCGAACCGTGGCGTCGGCTTCAACCTGGCTGGAGGTACAGCCTGCGAGCATAAAAAAAGCCGCTGTTAAAGCGGCTGTGATTACGGTTTTCATTCTAACGGGTGATATCCATTATTCACCATCCTTCGGATGGGCATCTTTGATTGCTTTGATGCTGGCTTTCCACGCATCGATGTCATGGTAGATGGCATCTAATTGGGCGCGAACTGGTGGGTACGCATCGACCCTCGCTAACCACCAATCCGGTCTTGTTGGATCGAGTTTTTCCTCAAACGCAACAATGTCTGCATGTCCTGCTTCGAGTTCTTCCTCGGCAAGCCCTGCAACCGGATGGCTAAAAACGGCTTCGACGTTTCCTTGGGTGTCACGTTTTACATAAGGCATTAGTCGTCTCTCCCGCGTGTGTCGAACCAACCGCGTGTGATGATTTTAAAATTCTGGTCGCTTGTTGAACTGGTAAGTCGGTATTTTACTTGACTGCTTGTATTGGTAAGAATGGTTGTCTGATAGTTGGAAATCTCGCCATCAGTTTCCGTCGAGACCTGTGCGCTTTCAGCGGGGTGTGTCGAAAGATGGGGGCTAAAAACCACAGCATGTGTACCAAGACTGGGCGATGTGTCTCGCATTGAACCAAATAAATCGGCACGTACTTTAAGCCCTAACGGCGTTGTAATCGTTGCAGTGACGGCAGAGGTGCCGGGGTTAGATGCATTTACATCTTGTAAATAGACATCCCATTCAAACTGATCGCCGTTTTGATGAAACGCCAGAATATTTGCTGATCCGTCTGTTTTAATGCAACCGATACGGCGTACTGCCGTTGCGCTATGTGCGCTAACTAGCGTGCTGCCTGTGACTGAAGTGTCGAAGCCAACGTCCGCTGCGCCACCGACTACGATGGCAAAGACATGATACCAAGTATTGTTAGCAAGTGAGACGCCGGACGCTAGGCCACCCGCGTTTGTGCCAGCGGCCCAGCTTGCATCGAGCTGCTTTGTAAACGCAGCTAACGTAATGTCTTCATCATCGTCTATACCCCGACACTCACCTGCCGAAATGTTGATATCGTGATCTGCGTCAGTGCCGTTTGATAGTTCAAGTCCGCTTAAATATCCTCGCGGCAATCCGCTTGCAATTCCAGTTAATGCTGATCCGTCAACAGCGGGCAGCTTTGAGCTTCCGTCCAGTTGCACCAGATTGTTTGCGCTTGTGCCGACTGTGTACCCCCATGACGGATCGTTGCCGTCGCTTTTGAGGACCGTATTGGCACTGCCAACTGCAAGCCGCGCCGTCGCGTTCGAGCTATCGCGCACGATGATGTCGCCGCGTGTCGTCATCGGATCGGCAAGACTGCCCGCGTTGCCGGTTCTAACGAACGACACAAGGACAGCGTCGGAGTTACTGAATGACCCGTTGCTTACAACGTGGGTGACAGCGAGCTTAACATACCCGCTCGCGTCTGTGCTGGCACCGCTGATCTTGTACGTTGCAAAATTTTGTTGCGCCGATTTTTTGGTGATCGTGACTTGCCCGCGATCAGACGTTTGCGTCGAATCATCCCAAGTAAGAATGAACGCAGACACATCAGGATTACCCGACGCGGCAGTCGAGTCATCGATATAAATCTGAGACACGCTGCCAAGCGTCCCGTTGTTCAAACGGATTTGCCCGGCACCTGGATCAGCGTCGCTCGTCGTCGTGCTAAACGTGTAGAGCAAGCCGCCAGCGCCATCGGTGCCATCGCTACCGGCTGCGCCAGTGCTGCCAGTCGATCCTGTTGCCCCGGTATTTCCCGTAACCACGCCCAACGCGAGCGCGCCTGTCGTGGTGTTAAAGCTGGCTGTCGGTGTGCCGCCAGCACTGACAGCCGACACGCTGACTGTGTTGACGCGGCCGGTGGTTGCCTCCAGGGAATTCCCGTCGCTGCTAAATCCTAGCAGCTTCGACGCGCGCGTGCTGGCGTCGTCTGTAAACTCAGGCGTGGTGATGCTGTTCGTTTTGGAAACCTTAAACGAGCGGTCAAGTTCTTCCTGTATGCCTTGGGCAATAAAGGTTAGCCGGTCGAGCCCGTCCTCGTGGCTGTTTGCCGGAAAGGGGTCGTTTTCAACGTAATCCGTTCCTTGGGTCAAGGTCAGCTTGCGCCGAATGACAACCGTCTCGCCAGATGCAGGCGTGTTGCCGGTCGTAAACGTCACCGTGCCACCGGAGTCAATGCCAGCGCCGCTCACGGTGTAATGTGTCGTGAGCGTTTTGGTTGTCTCCGTGCCTGCACTATCGCGAATAATTACCTCAAGATCAGCATCGGCAAAAATCTTGAACGCATATGCAAAGGCAGTTGTAGAGCCGTTGCCTGAATACGAGTTTTTGGTTGTTGTACTACTTACGCTCAATTTCCACCTCCTTGTGGCTCATCCGGCGATCCGAGTGCCTTTACAAACTCTTCAATTGGCTCACGCAAACTTGGGTCTGCTGCCGTAATCGCCGTGAGCCTACCCATGTGTCCAGCTATGGCATCGGCGTTTGTAATTGGGGTTGTAAGCCAGTTGATGAATTTGGGGCTTGTAATAAGTTTGGCGGCGAGCCTTGGAGCTAAAACGCCCGCAAAAGCACCCGCAACGCCGCCCGTTTGTAGATCACCACCCGCCGCCATACTTAATAAACCGCCACCCAAGGCTTGCAACGACATAAACGTCACCATCAGCTTGCCGCTGTTGCTTGTGTTGGCAAATCTCTCAACGCCTTTAAAAGACGATGCTATTTCTACAAGATTATCTAAACCTTTTCGCATTTCGGCATAACGCTTCCCGCCAAACAATGCGTCTTTTGCCTCGTCTGACATGCCCGACCAATTACTCATAAATTCTTTAACAGAAAACACCTCACCGGTAGCATCTTGCCCGCCCTTTCTGGCGAGGCCCATGTTGTTCAAAACACTAGCGCCGATAACGTCCCACTCTTCTGGCTCAAATTGCTGACGCATTCGGCGTAGTTGTGACCCGCCGTCACCAATTCGCGACATGGCAAACGTGAAGGCACGTTCATCGCTGTCAAGTTTTCCAATCTTGTTGAGAGTAACGCCCGCTGTTGACATAAATTTTCTATAATAACGGTCGGCACGAGCCATAGCTTTCTCCGCTTGTGGCCCTGCATATTTGGCTGCCGCCACCATGTCCAAAGTCATGGCCGAATACACTTGTTTGAAGACTTCATTTTCTGCGCTTGTTGAGCCCGCAAGTATTGGGTTATCCAAATCTTTTCCCAAAGCGGTGCGCAAGGCGCGCAAATCCTCAAAGCGCACCGTGTTCAAAATTTCTTCACCTGTGCTGTCTAGTTCAACCTGTCGCAGATATCGAAGGGCTTTTCCAAGCGACTGATCCAATGCTGCTGGCGCATTGGCTAAGCGCGACTCAAGATCAAGGCGTAACGCTTTAACATTATCAATAGCGACTGGCGCGTCTTTGCCAATCAAGTCCATAACTTTGTCGTATTCAATTCCCGCCTTGCCATCAAACCGCTCCGCCGCTCGTTCAGCGGCTTCTCGTACTAACTGACCGACGCCTTCTTTTGTTCGTGGCGTTCCGATTTCTTTCACTAAATCATCTGAAGCCGATTTGATTTGCGTTAAAATACGTTCCGCCTGCTCTTGCACAATTGAGGCGCTAAACGGACTGCCTTCCGCTACCTTTTCCAAAAGGGCAACAGTGTTGCTGTTTGAGATGGTTGCTGCCGTGGGATCAATACGGAGACTGCGAAACTTTTCCGCAAGCAGACGGCCTCTTGGCGTAACGCCGACAATAGCCTTTTTGATTCCCTTTTCAATTAGCTCTACAGGCTTTCCTAAGACCACCTCGCCCAATCGTTGGCCGACCGCGCCTAATCCAAACTCAAATACCGGCTGAGAAGCGCGATCAATTATGCTGCGCGTATCTACACGACCACCAATCAACCCGGCCGATATATCAAACAACTCCGCGCCGACAGCGCCCCCAAATCCAGCGCCAATTGCTGCGCCGCCGGGTACAGTGACAGGAGCGGCAGGGCCACCGCCTAGACCCATCAATCCGCCTCCCGCCGCACCAAGTCCCGATGCCACGGCAACTGTTGCCTCCTTTGCCACACTGGCAACATCGCCAAGGTCTAACCCTTCTGGGTTGTATAAAGTTATGCGCCCGGTTTGTGGCTCAGTGTAGATAAAGTTGTCGTCGCCGTATGGTATGGCGTCGGGGTAATAGCGTTGGATATTTGCCAAGCGGTCTTGCGGGGCAGCCGATCCAACAATTGCGCGCACCGTTGCGGGCGATCCTGACTCCCCATCAATTACCGATTTGAACCTGTCTGATTGTAAAAAGGTGCGAACAACATTTTGCCGTTTTTCATCTGTATCCGCTACACTCATGGGAATATCGAGGGCAATGGGTCCGTATTCAATCCGCACAAGCTCATCGGCAGGCGCGGGCGGTGCTTGTGGCTCAACAACGCCCTCAGCGTCGTCGGCTACTGTGGCGCCTTGCAGTTCTGACATTATTGACTCGGCGTTTCTTGGCCCAGCGCGTCAAGCCTGAAGAGTTTTTTAGGCGGCGCTACGGGGGCGTCTGGCAACGTGCCGTCTGTGGTCGTTGGCTCTGCGCCTGTCGTTGATGTTCGTTGTTCCTGTTGGGGAGCGCCTAATTGAATTTGACTCAATACAACATTGGCGGGCTCGAAGCCGTATGTGGTTGCAAGCTCTGTATATTGCTGCTCCCGTCCCCGTTGTGTTTTTGTTTGCGCCTCTAATATTCTGCCCGCCTCCGCAACAAACTCTTGGCGGGCTTCCGGGCCTAACGTCGTGCCTTTTACAACGCGATTGTAAGATGCCTTGAAACGCTCAGGAATTGAGGCGGCAAAAGCCGCAGTCCTAAACTCGCTCTCGCGAACCACTGAACCAGGGTCCAGCATTTTCATAAAGTTAAAAATTAAGGCTAGGTCGCCCGGTGCGCTTACATTTTGCCCAGCAATTTGCACCTTGTTAAATGCATCGCGAACCGCAACAAAATCTTCTGAGCCTTTCATAAATTCTTTGCGCAACGAGGATTCATCTTTAAATGCGCCGCCCCTTTGCCCGAATTTAAAGCCTAAAGCTTCAGCTTTCTCGCTCATCGTAAGTGGGCGACCAAAAATTATCTCCGCATTCCGAATTTTTCTTTGATCCTCTAGCAGGCTTTTATTTTGATCCTCATCATATTTGATGAATTGACGCCGATAGTTTTCTTGCGCACTTGGATCAAGCGCCACTGCTATGCCAGGAGTATTAAACAACTCGCGCGCATCTTTGATTTGTGCATTTGCAATATACCCATCGAGCGCGGCCTCAATCAGGTCTTGTCTCCCGCCCTCTCGCGCAAGTTCCTCTTGATCCGTGTTTAAAAACTTTGAACCGGACTCGCTTATTGTTTGGTCTAACAAATCTAAACCTTGCGGTAAAAAGGTTGGATTTTTTGTCACATCCACAACAAGTCCACGTAAATCCGAGCCAATCTGCCTTTGCGCATTTTGCAATTGAGCTTTTCGACGCAAGTCGCCAATTTTTAGAGAATGCTTGGTCCGGAGTTTTTGCAAGTTCATGCTCAACTCTGCTTTGCTATCGTCAGTGCCTTCATAAGCGTCTAACGTGTTTTGCATCATCTCATCAGTTTGCAACATAAATTTTGTTGATGTCTCTTCTGAGGCCATGTTTTCCTCGAGGTTGAATTGTTGCACTAAGCCTTGCAGGTTTGCGTCAAAGTTTGTTTGCGCCAACTCCCGTAGCCGCTTCTCTTCTTTGTCTTGGATGCTGCGCTGGCTTTTGGCAGTCGACACAGTTTCCTTGACCAGCTTATTGACTTGCTCTTGCGTAAGGTTGTCTCTCGCCGCGTTTAAGATGGGGTCTTGAGAGTTGCCGCTTTGGAAGCCCTCAATTGTGTCATTGATGTCAGCGCCCTTTTGCACTGTATTGGCAAGCGTAGAGCGCGCTAAACGCTCAAAAAATTTGTTGCGCTTTTTTTCTATTTTTGCAGGACCAAAGTCAGCCTCCGCCTCGGTCAAGGCGTCCAATTGATTTTGCACCGCGACTGCGCGCCCGCTGACTGAAAGCAACGGGTTGCTTGCAATCTCAATAAATGTTGTGGTGTCGCGGTCTAGCAAAACCTCTCGCTGCTGTACGACGCGCTCGTTGTTGCGGCGACTGAAGTCCACTCTGTTGTTGAACTCAATTTGACGCGCGCGGCGGGTAAAGGCATCACGCGCCATGCTGCCAGACAGACCAGACTTAAATTTATCAACAAGCAACCGACTTTTTTCAGCGTACACTTTGTCAGCATTCGCCATGTTGGGCGTCTGCAACAACTCAGACGAAAGTTGTTGCAACTCTACGCCCAGCATTGCGCTTGCTTCCGCTGCCTCGTTATCAGCTCCAACCTGTATCTTTTTAAGGCCAAACCTGGTGATCTCTTGACCAAATTGTGAGAGCGCCTGCCCTCGTTCCGCTAAGGCACGAGCGGGCGCGCCAAGCGCCGCACCACTAATCTGCGCCGTTGAGAACTGGCGCCCGCCACTCCTTGGGATTGCGCGTTGGGCTTCGTAAGTTGGGACTCTCATTAAACTAACTGCGCACCCGCGCTAAAGATATCTGACAACGCTTGCAATCGTGCAGTACCAGCGCGAATGTTTGAAGCCATGCGTTGCTGTCCGCCTTCAAGCAAGGCAACCGTACCGGCAAGGCGTTGATTGGTAGCCTGCTCACGCAAGCGTGTGGCGTCACCAGCGGTCTCAAGTTTAATCAATTGCACCTCTTCCTCGCCCTCGCTCGCGTTTTCCATCAACACTTGCAACGGTGTGCCAGTGGTTGCCACGACGCCGCCCTTGCGAAATGCGGTTTCTGTTTGTGCTTGCAGTTTTGCAAACTTTTTGCGGAATCGAACTTCCTCACGACCGCCAACACGCTCTCGCAAATCTGCCTCGCGCTCTGCCACACGCGCGTTGCGGTTTCGTATTGATTGATTGAACTCTGCCGAGCGCATCTGGGCTTCGCCCATTGCCTCAAAGCCTTTGGCCGACTGCATTTGGCCATAAACGCTAAGCGCAGTTCCCGCCGCTGTTAAGGCTGCCCCAACCGGGTGAATCTGTATTGGTGCCGTAATGGGTGAAAATTCAAAACTCATAGTATCAAAGCCCACCTTTCATAATCTTCACGATTTGAGCCGTACTGTTTCATTGTGCCCTCGCTCTCCATACCCATAAAACGAGCCAAACGCGCCGCATCGTTCCAGCCGGTTTGCGTCACCGCCTGCAACCGCCAAAAGCCATGCTCCTTAGCGATCCTCAACAAATCTCTTTTTATGTGACTAAACAGCGAAACGCTTGGCTTGCTTACTTTGTCACTTGCCAAGAACCACACCTCGGCAACTCCATGCCAAAGCTCAAAAACGCCAGCCGATAAAATCAAGTGGCCGTTGTCAATGGCGGTGAACGCCAACTCTTCATTAACAAGACCGTCAATAAACTCGGCAACCCAAGGCGATGGACGGTTACGTTCATCGTTTAAGTTTCCCTCAAGAAGCGCCCGCCCGTGGGCCGCCTCAAAGGGTACAATTCTCACTGATCAAACGTACTCAATGTTGCAAAAACAGATAACACCGTCATCGGCAACGGTTGGTCTTGACGGATTGTTATCTTGCCGTCTGTGTCAAAGGTACTGTTGAACTCAATCTCTTTGTCACCACTAAATAGCGCAATGGGCGCGTCCATTGAATCGGCACTTGAGCGAAACGGCACAATATCGAGGTTGCTGGTATCGCGTCCGACCTTGAGCCCAACCGTGCGGTCCATACGCACCGTGATCTCATTGATGCGCTTTATCTTGCCTTGCGAGGTTCCCATCGCACTGCCCGCATCAACGCGCAGCGTCTCTAGGGTTGAGTTATACCCCAAGCCCGCGTGCGCTTTTGTTACGTGACGGTCCAATGTTACGGCACCAGATGAAACGGTTTTGTCTGGATGCACCGAGCCATCGGCCAGTATTGAAACGCTTTGCCCCTCGAGGTGGGTCAAGCCTGAAAGCGTTGTTGCCGCTTGCGTCACAGTTGCGCCAGCCGCATGCACGGCGGCAGCGCCAGAAACCGCACGGGTGCAGCCGGTCAACTGGTTCGTGCTGTTGCCCGTATACGATATGATCTCGGTGCCAATCTTTACCGATCCCGATGAGGGAAACGATGTGCTATCGGCAAGCGCAATGGTTGTGGCGGTTGCACTGATCTCAGATGAGAGCGTGCTGGTTACGCCTGTGAATGTCAGCGCGCTATCCACAAAAATTGCGTTGATGACGTCGGTGCCGAACTCAAAGTTTTTTATGTACTCAATATAGCGTTTCGTGCCGCTGTTGATGGTGCGCTTAACGACCAGATAAATCTCATCCTCATCAAGATCGCCGGGAATCACCGCTATGCGTTCAACGACCGCATTGCCCGTGCCAAACACCCCACCAACAATTTGGCGCGACCAACCAATCACCTTCTCCTCTGGCTTGTAGGTCATGCAAGCCAGTTGCCCGTCACCTCGCACACTCCACACAATTGAGAACGGCTCTTGCTGGTACACAATCTCATCGAGTCCGTTTTCGGTAATGTGTTCGCTGATCAGTGTGACGTCTGGCGCAATAAAACCATCAACGTCAAAATTAAACTGCAACTCCAAAACTTTTCTTTTAGCGCGTTGCACAAACAAGATTGAGTTGCCCGCTTGGACCGGCGATTGGTCCGCTGCGCCGTGCGAGGTTTGCTGTTTGATTTGTATGTTGGTCGGCGTTATGGCCTCGTCGCTGGCGCCAGCGCGCACCACAAACTCGCCGCCACTTGTACCCACAATCAAGTTTCTTGTACTGGCGAGGAACCGAATAACATTGACCACGTTAGAGCCAATCGTAACAACAATGCCATCGTCTGCCTCGGTGCCAGACTCAAAGTTTTCAAAGTCATCGCCCTGGCTAAAAAACAGCGTTTGCGGCTGAGTCGATGTACCCGCGAAAACGAGGCGTTGCTCATAAAACGTAACCGCACGGGGAAAGCCCGTGGTGTTGCTGAAAGCGCCCAACGCCCACTTGGTTGTGGCCTCAAGTTTGCCTTGCAACGTAAAGCTCGAACCGGCGCTTTCGTTTGCCAAGTCGGCGCCCGGTGCCAGCGTTAGAACCGTGTCCGTCACATCAACAATCAGGTGACCGCTGGTGGTGGTGTTGCTGCTCGTGCCACTGATGACAATGGTCTGGCCGTTTGCAAAGCCCTGGTCGATAAACTCACCCGCCGTGTCCTCGATGCGGTCGTTATGCTCAAGGCCGGTTCCATCGGGGTCACCTTCATGGAAACTAATCGTTGAGGCGGCGTAGCTGGGTAATATCTCAGATCGCCCGTCCTCCAACTCTTGCGCCGCGCCATCCACGACCGTTGCCGATGTAAAGGCGGTAATCTTCACGAACCCGCTTGCGATCTTTACCAAACGCCCGACGTCGGTAGCTGCAAACGTGCTGCCACTTGCGGTCAATCGTATCGTGCCATCGCGCGAGTCTGGCGTGATGGTGGTCGTGGTTGTGTTTTGGTCGAGCATCGGACCACGCTGCGTGGTGACTTCAGTGAAAGTCCACGCCGTGTGGCTTGTGCGGGTTATCTTGTAGATTGGGTGAGATGGACTGCAAATGTACATAACATCGGCAGTCTGCGCGAACTTCAGCCCATCCAAATCCGATGCGGTATAAACGGTCGTTACCTCAACCGCTGAGCCACCAGATGTTACCTGTCCACCGTCTTTGTAAATCCTGAAATATGTTGGGCCGAATTCGAGAACGTAGGCCTGCTCAACATTGAATTCGAACGGCACTAAGCGCACGGCGTTTGAACTGTTTTTGACCTCTGCGATAAATTGCGTGCCAGGGCGCCGGGTGACTCCGCCGTGCGGCTGCACCAAAAAATTCTCAAGCGTTGCAGCGCCAGAATCATATTTACCGAGATCGGTACGCCCGAACAATTTGGGCGTGATCTCGCCAGCGGCAAAGGTCGAGAATGCTTTACTGACTTTTGGCACTAAAGCCTCGCGCTGATAAAGATGTCGCTCTCGCTGTAACTTGCGCGGTCGATGTTGGTCACGTTGTCGGGCGTGCCTTCTGTCGCGTCCACAAAACGCGCCTCGCTTAGTTTGCTTTCATACAAGCCAAAAAGCGTTTGCGTGAGCGCCGCACTATTGACCAAGGCATAAGAGATGTCGGCGGCCAAGCGAGCGGACAGCGTCTCAATAAGGAGTTGGTCGTACTCGTTGGGGTCGGTCACGCGCGCAACGTAAATCATTTTGAAGGGCGTGGTGCTTGAAACAATTTTGCGGCCCTCAACTCTGAACACGGTGTCCAAATCTTGGGCGCGCAGCACCCGCAAGCAATACGGGTCTGTCGGCAATGTGTGCTGATGCTCAAACTCAAATGCCGGTGTCTCGGTATCTGCCGCCAAACTGGTTCTCCGGATGAGGCAGTTCCATGGATGGGCGCGGAATACAGAGTCGCGAACAAACTCAAAGCGTTGATTGCATACACGCGCGGCGCGGCTGTCTTCCGTCAATGCAATAATGTTACTTGCGCCAATCATGTTGAGCGCGCTGTTACAAATGTCGACGTCAGATGCCATTGTGATTCCTCAAAAGAAGCGGGGGGCTCGCGCCCCCCGTTTCAATCAGTCAACGATGTAGGTAATCAAGAACGACAAGTCGCCAGCGGTATCGCCAGCGGCGTCAAACTTGAGTCCCACAAAGTAATGGGTGTTGGGGTCGGTGCTGTCGCCAGCATCTTCAAAAACCTTTTGACCCATTAGGTTGATGTTTCTCGCTTCAAAAGCAACTTCCGTGCCGGTCGTAACAGCACCGCGAAGGTCGGTGATGGCGCTTGCGTAGCAATCGTCATCCTTGGCCGTCACGTTTCCGTCGCTCGTGTACAGCCCAACATCACAAGTATTGGTCGTGCCACTGTCGAGGTCGTCGTTGTATAGCTTGATGCTAACAACGGCGGCTCCGGTTGGGATCGGTGCCAACATTACGGTGTCCGTGGCCGACAGATCACCGGCAGCCAAAGCAATGGTGCCAGCGGCAACGCGCATGGAACCGTGCAATTGGCTGGCCGGGGAAAATACCGGCGGGTCTGCAACGAAATTCGAAGCAAGAGTCTGATTCACATTAGCCATTATTCAGTCCTCCTTACTCGGAACACGCGATTTCAACTACTTTATTTTCCTCCATCCGAGTCGAACCGAATGTCGCACAGTAGTAAATCTGAGTTGAAAATGACTTGTCTGCACGCTCTTCGATGCGCGCCATGACATCCTTACCAATGGCAAGTTTCATGCCGTCCTGCGCAAACGCATAGCACAGGCGATCCGAACTGCCGTCGACCTTTAGCCGGTTGGAAACGATAAACTCGAAACCGACAAAAGTATTTATGTCACCTTGGACGAGAGCCTTCACAGTGTTGAAATCTGAACTTGTGACAGTCGTTGAATTCAACAGGTCTTCAATTTGCTCAGGCGAGACAACGATGAATCGCTTGATGCTGGGGTCGACCGAGTTGGCATCGAGCAGTTTTTTCGCGCTAACGAGTTTTGCAATCGTTAGGCCTGCACCGCCAACGGCGATCTTTTGACCAGATGGGAACGACGTTGTCGTGCTGCCGTCTTTTCCGGTCTTTGCGTCACCACCAAGAGCGTCAATGATCGTGTCGTCCATCGCACGCCCGATCCCAGCGGCTGCCGCGCGGGCATAGCTGGAGGTCGGGTCGATCAACATGCGAACCTTATCCGCATCGTCAACCAAATCCGCCCATTCAAACGTGGTCAAAGAAACCTGACGCCTGCTATGGGGGGTCGTAACAAGTGGAGTGTCAGAATGTCTCGACGTTCTGGCTACCGCCGCTGCCTCTCCGACCTGATCGAAGAAAGCCTTTTCACCGACAACGCTTTCAACGTCGACGGCTGGCCGCAACAAACTTCCCATCTGTTGCGACAACATTGAGACGTTTGATGAAAACTGGTTCACAAACGCCGTAGTGATTTGGGTACTCATATGCCCAAGCTCCTACAGTTGAGTTGTTAAGACGTTTGCGTAAGTTACCGGGCAAAAGCCCGACTCACTTGCTGCTTGGGGCAGCTACTCCGCGTCACTCACACGCTTGCGCCGGGGGGCTTTTGCAGGCTTGTCCTCGGATTTTAAAAACTCCATGTACTTTTTTGCCAAGTCCACGGGATCGTTTACGGTGCGCGCACTGCCAAACTCAACGGCAAGGCGCAGACATTCCAAACGCAACTCCACGCTATCCATGAAGCTGCTCTCTCAAGCGCAACACCTCGCCAACCACACGGTCGTGATCGGGGTGCATTTTTTCCCAATAAGGAGAGTTCTTTGCCGTCATCTCACTGATGCGCGCCTGCAAGTCTGTCTCGCTAATGCCCGGTCTGCTATCGCGCCCGGCAAGCTCATCCTCGGCAAACTGGTCAGCAACGTAATCGCTGAGCTTAACCATAAACCGAACCAACTCAGGATTGTCGCCAAGCAAACTACCGTCTGCCAATTGTATCTCTGTTAAGTCAGGCGCTTCAAACTCGCGCAATAATTCGTTGGCGCGTTCCATTTTTGCGTCAAACTCGCCGCCAAATTCTTGCCGCAATTCTGTTTCGATCTCGCCGCGTTGCGTCTCAATCGCTTCCTCAGACATTGTGCCGAACTGGCTGGCAAACTCATCGTATGCTTGCGCCAGTTGCGTGGCCTGCCGTCCGGTCAAGCCACTGTTGTGCGCGGCATCGCGGAACCAGTCGGCCATATCGCCAGACAACTCGCCAAGCTCATAGTCACCGGACTCAGCCGGTCGACCGAGCTTGTTATATACTAAGTCCCAATCTTCATCGGTTGCCCAGTTGCCAGGGATGGCAACCTTTTCCGCGCCAACCATTTTTTGCGCGTTGATGAAACTTTTGGCCATCGCCTCAACGCTGCCAATCTGTTGCAACGATGGGTCGGCACTTAGCTCAGGGGGTAATGTTGAAAGCCAATCTCCTTCGCCAGACGGTGCCTGCCCGGTCTCGACCGGAGCCGCCGCTACCTGTTCCTCGGACACTGCTTACCTCTCTTTCTGTTTGATGATGTTATACAAAAACAACACGACATCGCGTTGCCCTTCTCTAAACGCCGTCTCATCTGAGTTTGGCGTATAACTCGTTTTCCACAGACCAAAGCGGGCGCCCAAGTCCTCAAGAACTTTTTGGCCGTCTTCGCTGTTTAGGACCGACCGATAAGTCGCTTTCAAATCTTTTGGCGTCATGCCACCGCGCTAATCGCTTGTTGCGCCTCGGGGCTTACCTCATCCACCGCCCGCATGGCGGGTGCCGCGTTGCCAGCCGCTTCAGCCATTTGCTGAGCCGCTTGCAGTTGCGCCTCCGCTTGCATCGCTTGCGCGCGCTGTTGCCTCAAGCCCAATACCTCGCCGTCGCCACGCACCACAGTGGCGGGCGTGCCGGTGACCTTGATGATGTGCTTGGCTAAGCCATCGGTGTCGAGGTAATCGCCAACCGATTGGTCAAGATTCATAAGCGGCATCAGGAACTCAATCATCTGCAAGATGCCTTGTATGTCACCGCTGCGCTGCGCTTTCGCCAGCGGGCTCACGTACTCAATATCTATGTTGCCATCGCGCAGTGCGGCGGGTGCTGGGGCAAATGCCTTTTGCGCGCTAAGTATCTCAAAGCAACGACCGATAAGCGGTTGAAGCAACTCAGCTTGGAGCCTGCCGAGAACTGGCCCGAGCAGACGCATTTTTTCCTCGGTCCTTTGAATCACCTCGGTCGCCGTCATTTGCGGACCTTGGCCAAGAATTAGTTGGTCAACGTAAAACGCGGCGCGGATCGCTTGGCGGCGCTGCTCCAACTGCAACTCGCCCAAGGGATTGTTGGCGCCGATGTTTAGCGGCTCAATGCGGTCGCGGGTGCCGCTTCTATAAAAGTTTAGACCGCCGGGGGTGGTACGCACGGGAGCCATGAAACCGTCATCAGGCACCATAAGAGGCGGGTGAATTTGCAACTGCGCTGCCCGTATGACCACCTCGGACATCTTATTAATCATGCGCGTGTCTGCTAATGCAGTCATCGCAGGGGATCGCCCGTACCCCATCTCAAACGAGGCCTTTAGAAACCTCGGTACACAATATGGGAAAGAGTCAAAACCCGACTCCCCGATGATCATCTTGTCATCGGGGTCAAGGTGTATCGAGGCAAACGGCTTATTGGCTGAGTTGCGCTTGCGCGGGTTCCGCACATCACGGGGTGCAACAATGTGCAACAATTCGATTTCTGCGTAAGGGTCTTGTTCGTTAAGTTTTGCAATTCGTTGTGTAACCTCTTGCTCACCGAATTGCCGCACCGCTGCGCGCGCTGTGGTTTTGTATTTCCTGAATACAGTATCAACGCGCCCTTGTTCGTTCTCGCTTACATAACACTCTGCAATATGCCGAGTGGAAAACCTGAAACCGTCGTCGTTGTCGTTCTCAATGAAAATGACAGCGGTGCCAAACGTGACCAAATCGCTGTAAAGCTCATGGATTTGCTCTTGGAAGTTTGAGCGCGCCAAGTGCTGGTACATGACATCGGTCGCGCCTTCGAGCCACTCCTTTGCCTCATCGTCGCCGTTAAGCTCGTCGTTCTCATAACGCAACGAAAACCAAGGCGTGGCGGCGTTGGTCAGCATGCCGTGCAGGCTGGCAGACATTAACTCAGCGGCGTGGATTGCCGTGCCATCATAAATAAGCTCCGTGCGCTTGTCGCCGGATGTGCGCTTTTTTGTGATGTCGGCTTTCCTGGGAACAATGTAATCAGCAATCTCTTGCCAATGGCTTTCCCAGTTCTGGCGCTGCGTTTGCAATGTGCCGTAACGCTTCAACAGCATTGCGGCGCGAGGGTCATCCATTCTATTGGCCTAGCAAAGTTTTCTTTGTGGTGGGCGCTTCAGTCGTGAGACCCATGCCACCCGTGACACGCGCGGCCTGAGTGCCACGGCGGCGGGCTGCCCGCTTTTCCACGCGCTCCGGTTCCTTCGTGTCCTTGGGCTTTATAGGCGGGTCGGGAGATATCGGAGGGGGCGGAGGTGGAGGAGGCGGGCTGGGAACTTTGGGACTAAGGAAACCCATCAAACTGCTCCTTGATGCTCAAACGGGTTGTAATTCATTTCAGCAACCCGTTGCGGGGGCTTGCCGTCAAAAGTGGTCATGCGCTCCATACCGACACTCAGGTATCGAAAGCTATCGGCGGCATGTGATGCCCAATCGTGGACGGGCTGGTCTCTGAATTTGCGGGTGCGCTCGTTATAGGCGCGGTGATAATGGCGCAGGGCTTCAAGCCCCTTGCGAGTGTTGTCTCGGTCAAACCAACAACGCGGGATCGTCATGCGTGCGGCGTGTATGCCGTCCTCGACCGGCAGCCGTGGCACAACCCGAAAGTTTAAGCCCAGGCTATACGCTGCCTCGCGGCGGCTTTTGCCTGTGCCTAGCTCTTTGACCTCAAGGTCATGCGGGCCGTAGTGGTTGCCGTAGGTGTAACCCTTGCTGTTAAGCTCCGCGATATAATGCGGCAGCCCTTCGCCACGGTTCTCGTAGTAATCGATCACATGAATTTGGCCGCGCCCAATGTTTTGGGTCATCCAAATCGATGTGTAATCGTGCATGCCGATGTCCCACCACGTGTCGACCTTAATCTGTGGTTGGTGCGGCACGCTGGTTATGCGCCCCTTGTCGTCAGCGTCTTGCAACTCTTTTCCAAAGATGGCGCCCGGTACGTTCGCAACCCAACTGCACTCGAATTCTTGATTGTACTGGTCGTCGGTCATGGTCGCCTTGGCGGCGGCCAGTTCTTCCTCATCCAACAAGTGGGTTTCGCTGGCCTTGTACATCTTGCGCGCCCAGCCTTTGGTGCTGGCCGCCGTCTCCCACAAATCGTGAAAGTAATTATGGCCGTGCGGCGTGCCTAAAAACGCACAACTGCCTTTGCGCTCCGCCATAGCGGGGCGCAATATCTCAGGAAACAAACTCTCGGGGCAGTCTGCCGTCTCATCGATGACCGCCATGTCCAAATAAATGCCCCTGAGACTTGAGGGGTTTTCCGATCCCAAAAGGGAGATGCGGGCGCCGTTTGCCAAGTCGCAGCGCAGTTCTGTCTCGTGATACTTGGTGCCGGGTATGCGCTCGCTGAATTGTTTTAAGTAGTCCCAAGCCACGTTTTTGGCTTGCCTGTACGTGGGCGCCACATATGCCAAGCGCGGGTTTGGTTTCTTTTCCTCAATGGCGCGTTTCAATAGGTGGTTTATGGCGCACACGGTTTTTCCAAAACGGCGATGCATCACCAAAACACAAAAGCGATTGGCATCAAGTAGCTTATGGACCTCGCGCTGCAACGGGCGCGGCGTGTAACCGATGTCGATCTCGTTCTTTTTTGCCATTAGTGCATGGTTTCGCTTGGCGCGATGTAGTGCGGGCTTTCCATAGGCGCCATCAGGAGTCTCAAAAAAAACTCGGCGTCCTCTTGGTCGGCAAAGCCATCAAAAAACAATGCAAGGCGCACCGTGCCATCGGGCGCGTTTACGCAATAGGCGCTATACATCAGCGGAACCGCCGGGTTCTTCTCATAATGCTTTTGGGTTGCTGGCTGAATTGCTTGCCAGCGGCCTTGTCCTTGCGCTTCTTCGCGGTTGTGGCGGCATACTGTGCCGGGCTCAGGCTTTTAATGGCGGCCTCGGGTAAGTAACGCTCGCCGGTCTCGCTGCTTTTCTTGCCGCTTTTCGTGCGCCACTTCTGGTCGCTCCAGTTTTTAAGGCTGCGCTGCGAGGATTTCATCAGTTGCGATAGCCTCCACCGCGCGCCTTGTATTGTTTGGCCAGCAATTGCGCTTTGCGCGCCGACCATTGGCCAGCGGCGGTGCCTTGTACGGCGCGACCCATGATGCTCTTAAACAGGCGCTTGCGCATGCCGGGCTGGGTGTAGTTCCCGGCTTTGTTTACGCTACTTTTTTTTGCCATATTTCTTTGAGTTGCGGCGCATCATGGAAGCGTTCTTCTTCTTTGGTTTGCCGTAGTGGGTGCCGGGCATCAGAACTCTCCTGGGCGCTTAACCGAATTTGGGTCTTTTTTGCGGCGGCGCAGGGCTTTAATGAAATTTTGACCCGCCGCCGACATCATAAACTCACTCGGGCGCACGACGCTGCTTGGGTCGCTTTCTTTCATAAAGCGTTTCATTAACGACATCTCAGATTTCGTGATGTCTGTAATTTTTTTGGCGCCTTTGCCTTTGGTTTCAGGCATTACGATTTATTCCTTTTGCTTATGGCGGCGGCCTTGCGTTTTGCATCCGCCTTTGAACTCGCGCCCCACGCCTTGAGAGAGAGCAGCAAGCGCGTGGGGCGCCCCTTTTCGTCGCGCTCAGGGCCACGCATGTTGCCCATGCGCGCCAAAAAGGATGCACGGCGCGGGTTGTCGCCGCTTTTTACCGGGCGCTTGAGATCGCTGCCGGGGTTGGCGCGCTCGTAGCTGCGGCGGCCCGCCTCGTTGAGGCCGCCTTTTTTGTTTTTGCCCGCTTTGCGAGTCCATGCAGGGCTGGCCATGCTTTCTCCTGTACACAAAGGGGCTTAGGCAAAGGGCAACGGTGCCACTGTCGGCAACGTATTATGCCGCTGGCAGCGGCGCCCCCGGCTGGCGGGGGGTGGGGGGCCGCCGTCAGAAAATGGAGACCCCCCTCCCTAGGTCCGCAACCTGAAGGTCAACCCAATGTTATCAATGGCTTAGCCCCTAAGTGGAGCAAGGGTGGAGCATTGCCGATCCCGCCCAGCTTTGGGGGGTCGCGAAAAGGTCAGCCTTGCTGCCATGTTTCGCGCGTGCTGCTATGCCTACAAAAGATGTGGCGTCAACGTGTTGTTTCGGGATCATTGTCTGTTACGAGTTTAACCACTTCGCCCCTTGGCTTCTCCTCAACGGGCTCTTCGTCCGCACCCCACATCAGCACAACACTGCCGCCAGTATCCACATCCTCTTTCTTGTGGCGAACGCCGCGCGGTTGCATGCGGGCAAATGTCCACTTGAGCGTATCTACCTCGAGCCGCCTACGCTGCACCTCAGCGTTGGCAAACTTGTTGTCCATGTTTTCAGGCAACGGCTGCCTAGCCAGGTCGTGCATCTCATCGGCAAGCACCTCAGCCCCTATGGCTCTCGCCCGCGAATACATCTCAAAAAGCTCTTCGTCACGCTGCACAGCTTGCAACACTGTTACCCAATGCGGCATTGCTGCGTCACCATCACAAATGGATCGCAACGACTTGCCTGTAGCCAGCGCATCGCAAATTGGCCGCATCTTTGTTTTCGTTAATTTACCAGCCATGCCCACAAAAAAACCGGCCCCAAGAGACCGGCCTTTGTCATATACGAAATTCGCAGTGGCACCGCGCCAAAGCGTAATAAAAAATTACGTTATTTCGCGTGTATCGTCAACATCTACCGGGCTTTTTTCTTTTGCGCTAAATCTCAACCTCGGCGCTTTATATGGCTGTGGCCGTTGTATTTCATAATCTTGCTCACAAGCACTACAGATGAGCCACCAGCGTTTGTCCTTTAAGCAAGCGAGTCCATCCTCAATACCGACAAAAACACAGCACTCCTCACAAGCCCCAGACCTTTTGTTAGGCATAATAAACTCAAAACCATAGTCAGCACCCCAATCCTGCCAATGCCACTCCCAATCACCGCGATTGACCCGCTCTGGCACCCATTGCCCACGCCTGTTGATAGGGTAATCCGGTTCTTCATTAGTTTTTAAAAACTCCTCATACCTTGTTGCCATCACCGTTACCCTCAGCAAAAAAACCCAACTTATACCACAACTCTAACAACGCCCGCTCAAACCGCCGCTTGACCGTTTGCGCATGCAATCCACGCATCCGACCGATCCTCGCCCACTTTGGCCCTCGGTTGCTTCTCACCGCACTATGCGCGCACGCCCACACCAATCGCGCGTCATCCGCATCCATCGCCTGCGTAATTCTCAAAGCCCAATCGTAATTACGCACCTCAATGCTATTAGCCGACCCCCACCCCTCTTCCTCCTCATTGTACCCGTAAGCCAGTTGCGGCTCCGGTAACATCTCAGGCCACGCGCACCGCACATCCAATCCCAACCCACCGGGCAGCTTCCGCTCCGTAATAGCCGCCTCCATAAACAAACCCGCCAACCCATCCACCCCACCGCAATGCTCAATCACAACTACCGCAATTTGCTTTTCAATCATTTCCACCTCCAAGCGGACTCAATCCCATACCGCATACCGCATTCCCTAGGGAAATGCGGTAAATGCGGTAGTTGATGGGCTTTTGCACTACCGCAATTGCGGTAGAATGCGGTAGAATGCGGTAGTTCAAAGCCCCAAATTACCCCCTTTTCACCCCCATTTTTTGTGACTCTTACCGAGAATGCGGTAGTTTGCGGTATTGCAAAAATGTCACACATCGCGTTTTCGCTATTTGTCGTAATCATTCCAGCACCCATGCAACGCCATTTTCAAACCCAACAAACTCATCACCAACAAGACTGTCGGCAGCCCGCCGAAAGTTTGTCCATTTGTGCTTTGGCTCACCCGTCATGAGTTTAAAGGCTGCCGCGCGCCATAGCTCCTCATCAACTACAAAGCTCCGCGCATCTGACACCGCATAACCTGAGTCAACCAACGCATTGCGCAGCGCCTTCATTACTGTTTTTTGCATGGCACCCCGTGGACGTTTTGGCTTTTTACGCACGGCACCGCCGCCCGCATCCATCACCACGCATGACGACACCTCTTTGCCCCGCGTGTTTACGCCCAACGGGATCACATGCAACGAGAAGCCAAACGTGCCATCGATCTCAAGATCACGCTGCTTTGTAACCGTAGCCACTGACCCATTGAGTCCACCGGCCACCTCAATCTCTGTGTCTGTGGCGGCACGCAGCGACGAATGCCCACGCGCACCTCGAGCTTCATCCTTGCCCGTATGGTGTATGAGCATCACATGGGCGCGCGTCTCCGCCCGTATGCGGTCACAATTGCCAATCAGCGCGCCCATATCTTCCGACGAGTTCTCATTGCCGCCAGCGATCACACGCGCCAGGGTATCCAGCACAACCATGCTGGCACCCTTGACCCTTGCCGTGTTTATCAACCGCTCGACCGCCTCATCATCATTGAGCAAATTGACCGACACCGGAATCACATGAAACGGCACCTTGCCCTCAATCTCATAATGAGACCTGAATGCCGCCACACGGTTGCGAATGCCATAGCTCCCCTCAGCCGCCACATACAGCACTGGCCCGGCCTCAACCTCGCGGCCACGCCATTGCCAGCCAAGCGCCACATGCAGCGCCAAGTCTGCCGCAAAAAAGGTTTTGCCCACATTGCTGGCCCCGTACACAACACTCATGCCACCAGCAATCAGCACGCCCTCAACAAAGTCATCGGCACTGAGAACCGGCGTGATCTCATCGGCGTCCAGCGTGTTGTAAACAAAACTTGCGTCCAACTCCGCCGCATTAAACTCTGGGAACGTGCGAACGGCTGCCAGTAAGTCGCCCTTGTCTGCGTCCAACCAATCGGAAACGTCGCTTTTTGCTGGCATGCCGTCGCACACGGGCGCCAGCACCACCGACCGGGCTATGCCCTCAAGCGCCGCACACGTTTTCTCGGCACCACGGCGCCCCGCGTCATCGTTGTCCGGTATAACAAACACATCTTTGTCGCGGAACCAGCGCAGCGCGCTTGGCTCCCACGATGACTGCGCGCCACCGCTTTTTGTTGTGGCAACCAGCCCCACATCAGAAAGGCGATCCACATCCTTTTCGCCTTCAACCACAATGACATAATCACTTGCTAACATGGCGGGCAGCCGGTACGGCAATCGCTCAATCCCATCCATGCAACCTTTGCCACGCCGCCATTGACCGTCAACCCAGGCGCGCGGCTCAAAAAACTTGGGCATATAGCGCATTACCTCGTAACGCACCTCGCCATGCTCATCGCAATATGTGTATCTGTTCACCACCATGCGCGCGACGTTGGGCGCCAGTTCTACCTTTGCATTCTCAAAGTGGCCGCCTTTCCACTCCTCAAAGTCAAACCACTCACCGGTTTCAAGGTTGACCGACTTGCTGCCCTGGCGCCCAAAGCGCATCTCAACGCCAGACGACAGCGCCACATTTGGCTCGCCAAACAACTCACGGGCTTGGGCTTCGATTGTCATTTCAGCGGCGGCAATCCAAACGGGTCTTCCATACTTTGCTCAAACTCCGCTTCGATCTTGCGGTCAAAGTCTGGCCGCACTTCATGCAGCCGCCCGACAATGGCTTGTAAAAACGTAAGCCACTCCTCCTTGCTCATCGCAGCCAAGTCCGACTTGCCCAAGCTGTCCAAGTATTCACCGCCCGCACTGCCGCATTGCAGGAGCATTTCATTTTCTAAAGGCAACCAATCCGTCATGTTATGTGTCTCCCAATAATCACGGCAACGCCGTGAGCAAAACCAAACATCGTCACCAACGCGCCCAATGAGCCGCCTGCTAAACCCCCAACCACGGGTGCGCCGAAAGCACACCGGGCAAAGCCGCGCGCTACTCGGGGTCAATGTCCCGCAGCAAAACTTTTGTGACCTCGCCGTAATTGTAAAAATTATCAAGCCGGTCAGCGAGTTCCGCCTTTACCTTTTCTGTGTCCAAACGCTTTTGCGGGTCGGTTTTTACCTCGGCCTCAACAAAGGCGCCGCGTACTAGTCCACCAATGCTTTTGATTTCAGCCGCAATCTCTTTCTCACGCGCCTTCAAAACTTTTATTTTGTCCCGCACCTCGTCCAACTGATCGGGCAGCGGCAAGTTTGTGCCCTTTGATTCCTCAAAAATCATATTCCACCTCCTTTATGACTAACTCACACCCAAGCTCCCGCAGCACGACCTCCAAAGTATCGACCGCAGGCATGCAATTGCCGTGTTCAATGTTGAGAATTGTGCCCTCAGCCACGCCGCTCCTCTCAGCTAACTCACGCCGAGACCAACGCTTTTGCGACCGCCGTTGCCACACCCCCTTACTCACCCAACTGCCACGCTGTACTTTACGCGCCATTGTCCACCCACTCCTCATCACCATGCCGGTAGCTCACGGTATTGGTGGCGTCATCCACGCCCACTACCTCACCCGTCACAAAAGCCGGTCGATAGCGTTGCTGCTCACAACCTGCTTGCTGTTCTGAAAAGCTCAAAAGCCTATCGTAAAAACGACACCGCCACGCGCCATCATCGACCGGCTCACTCCACACACACGTGCGGCAATTGCGTACCGGCGCGGCGCCCATATGGCACACCTCGCGGAACTCGCAGAAGCGGCAAAGCCAATAGTCACGATTTTCGCTGATGCGGTCGGGCAGTCGGTCCCGCTCAAAAATAATTTGGCGCGCCCGCTCTACATAAAACTCGGCAGCCTCACGGCTAAACTCTGTGCGGCAGCTTGCCCACCGTCGACCGCCTGCACTCGCGACCACCATGTAGCCGCGCGTCCGCCCTCTGTAGAGCATATAAATTTGATGCTGCGCATAATACATTTCATTCCACTGGCGCAGCGTCGATTTTTCGCCAACCTTGGCCTTGAGCTTTAAAAACTCAGCAAACTTTTTGTCGCCTGTGCATTTAATCTCAAGCACATGGGGCGTTTTTGGTGCTTGATACAGCCCAAAAACCTCGCCATCTAAATGCCCAAGAAAATGTCCCTTGTGATCGCTCACCTCGATCTGGCGCCCTGTGTCGGGATCGCGGTCGATCACCGTGACGCCCTGCGCCATACGCAACCGCTCAACAATCAAATCCTCAGTGCGGTGGCCATCGGCAAACATTTTTAGCGTGTTTGCATTAAAAGGCTCGCCGCCAACAATCGAGTGCCGGTACGCCGCTTTGCGCGGGCAGTCACCAATGTATGAGACACCCAAATATTGCCGCGCTTCCCGCGCGTTTTCCCTTTCCTCAAGCGCCTTGTCAGCGGCCTCAAGCGTCGGGTCTGTAACTGTTAAATCAACCATTATCCCTCCTTAAAAAAGAGGGGGCGGGTCCAGCAACGTAACCCGCCCCCAGTTTTAAGCCCGCCAGGGAGGGGAAGCGGGCTGCGGGGAAACTGGCGCCGTTGGCATTTGGCCGCTTTGCTCAAGCACTTGCCCAACCGTGGGCGGCAAGGGAGCTTGTGCGGCTTGCGCGGTTGCTGGCGCAGCAATTGCACCAAGCGGCATATAGCGGGTGATTGCGTTTTTGTCGGAGTAGCCGTTTGAGCCTGCCTCAATCTCAACGCGCACCATCAACGGATGCAAAAGCATCTCCGTGCTGTCGGCGATGTTGGGCTTGCCAAGTGCGCGGGCAATCTCAGCCAACGTGCCATTGGCAATCTCAACGGCTTTAGGGTTGCTATTCCACAGGTTAAGGCGATCCCAAACCGATCCGGCGCCTTCAATTTTGACCTGTAACTCAAGGTAACTGTTGCCGGGTGTAGACTTAGACTCCTTCACCTCTTCCGCAACAATCTCAGCCCTGTACTCACCGGGCTGTATGAGATCAAAGCCACCCGTATTCGCATTCATATCAATCTGTGGTAACGCCACCATCAGGCTGCCTCCTCTTTGCTATAGATTTCTGTAACAAGTGCATCCCAACTAAGCGGTAACTCGTCAGGAATTGGGTATCGGCTTTTCGCCACGTATGAAGGTCTTTCAGCGGTGCGCAACACGCGCTCACCTGAGCCAACGGCGCGAGTTATCTTGCGCCCAAAACCGCCGTCGATTTGCTTTGTGGAGGTTCTGTAAGTTGCGAAACCAATTAAATCGCTGGCCTCCATGCACACGTCTGCCGCGCTGGCATGCAACTTAATCTGATAACGGTCATAGGGTTCCGCGCTTGGGTCTTCAAACTTTTTGACCTGCGAGTGAGCCAACATGACCACCGCCATGTTTTTGTGTTTGCGCAAGTGGTTGAGGCCATCCAAAAACGACCGCCAAAAGTCCTTTGCAAATTTGTACCCTTTGGCGAACGGTATCTCCTCAATGCTGTTGACTTTCTGCGTTGCGCAAACCCGCTGCCATATCAGCGGCTCCAGCCAATCAAGAGAGTCAATAACGACCGTTTCATACTCATGCTGCTCGTTAGCGAGCGCGCCAATCGCGCTCTCAACCTCGTCGTAGCTGGCCGCTAGTGGGAAACGCGCAGCCCCCACAACGTCGGCGCCATCCTCGGTTTGTATAAAAATTGGGCTTGGCGCACTGGCGCCAAAAGTTGACTTGCCGACTCCCGCCGGTCCATACAGCAGAACTCTAGGCGGTGCTGTTGAGGCACCCGTAATGATCGATGACAAACTGCTCATCGTTGAAGCTCTCCCTTCATAAGTTGGGCAAAGAGTTGATCTTTCAGTATCCAAAGCCGCTCTTTGCGGTCGGCCCTTACGACAACGACGTCGCTGTCGTCCTGTTCAAACGCTGCGTAAATTACGGAGAAGCCGTTCTTCCGGCGCTTGGCCTCTACCTTGAGACCGTTGAGTACAATGTCGCCGCTGAACTCATCTCCAAGTTGTTCTTTGTAGGCGCCAGACCCAAAGATACGGCGGCAGTCAAAGCCCTGCTCTACAGCCCACACCACCACCTCGCGCTCAAGTTCGTAGCCGCGCTGTTTGTTGCGCCGCCCCGTCACGTTGCCCTCGCCATTTCATAGGCGCGCTGTAAATCGGTGACGGTCACCATGCCCTCGGTCAATTGAAAGATGCGCTGCGTCATTCGCGCGCTAGGTCGATGCCGACCGTGATACCAAAGCGTGATTGTGGTTGCGCTTGTATCTAGGAGCGCGGCGGCTTCCGCTCGCGTCATGCCCCTTTTATCTAACCATTCGTTAAACAGCATAATTGCGTCACGTAAGTTTATCTTACGCATAATTACGCTGAATAAGTTTTACTTGTCAACCCGTCAAAAAACGTGCCTAATCATCATTACGGCAAGACGCATAAAGCGCACCGTATACATAAGGGAGATCACATGAGGCGAAATCGCATTAAAATTCTGTGCGCCGAACATAATCTACCCGTCGCACAGTTGGCAGAGAGAATCGGAATGCAGCCCGCCGCTCTGCGCCGTTATACAAGGCAAGAGGCACAACCCAAACTCGAACTTGCCCAGCTTATTGCGGAAACGCTGAGCGTTTCTGTAGACGACGTTTTAGGAGTTAAGATTGGCACGGAGCCAACGCAAGCTCCCACCCGCCAGCTACCACTATATGGAGCGGTGCAGGGTGGTGTCGGCCACGAAATAACCGACGTCACCGATCCTATTGACTCAATAGACACGCCGTCTTGGCTCGCAAGCGTGCCAGATTCTTACGCCGTATTTGTAACGGGCAACTCAATGGAGCCCCGTTTTAGGGCTCGTGAAATTATCTATGTGCATCCATATCGCCCATATCGAGAGGGCGACTATGTAGTCGTGCAACTGCAAGCCAATGGCCGCGTCCACGCCATTGTGAAGCAGTTTGTTGAGATGACTGACAATGAGGTTATCTTGAAACAACACAATCCAGACAAAGAATTACGGCACCCGCGCAGCACAGTCGCCGCAATACATTTGGTCGTTGGAAGTTATTTTTCGTAATTATTATTGACTTACGTTTCGTAAGTCCCGTATGGTCCCCTCCAGTGCCTTACAACACTGGAGAGAGCAATGTTACGGACAATTTTTGAAGCTGTTACCTTTGGTGCAGTTCTTGTTCTTATCTACATCAGTTTTTTATTTTTAGCTGCCACCAACGACAGCATGTGGCAATCGTGGGTAATGCAATGACGCCCGCGCTCATGGACGCCCATGAGGCAGCAGAGCGTCTCTTTGGCTCAAGATCGCGCGCAAACTATAAGCGCGTCTTGCGTCTCATCCACGCCAATCAATTAGAATATGTGCAACTCAAAAAACGGTATTGGGTGTGGCGCAAGCCGCTCGAGGCTTTGTTGTGAGTTGTGCGAAGTGTAACGACAAAGGGCTAATCAAAGAGGGTGTTGTAACAATTACATGCGAAAATTGTGATTGCCCCGATGTTGATCAGATAAACCCGCCGCATTACCAAAAAGCTAACGGCGACATTGACGATTATATTTGCGATATCGTTCGCGACCTACCGGGCATTGAGGCATATCGCGTCAGTCAGGTTGTAAAATACCTCAGCCGATATCGGCAGAAGCACGACGATCCGCGCACCGATATAGAAAAGGCAAAGTGGCACCTTAACCGGCTGCGCAACTTGCTTTTCGCCAAAGAGGTGGCGGGCAATGAGTAAGCGTCTGGTCGTGCTTGAAAGCCCGTATCGCAGTCGCGTTGAAGGGCAAATCAAAAGGAACATTCGTTACGCGCGGGACTGTGTGCGTGATTGTTTAGCACGCCACGAGGCGCCGATTGCATCTCACCTACTGTATACACAAGACGGAATCCTTAACGACGACGAACCCAATGAGCGCAACCGTGGCATAAGGGCTGGGCTATCGTGGACAAAAGTGGCCGACGCAACCGTCGTTTACATCGATCACGGCATCAGCGAGGGCATGTTGCTGGGCATCTTTGAAGCCCAAGAGCATGGCGTGCCGGTCGAGTTCAGGCGCTTGTTTAATGATTAGCCCGGTCGTTATTGGCGATTGCACGCTATACAGCGGCGATTGCCTTGAGATTATTCCGATGCTCTATGGCTACGATGCGGTGGTGACAGACCCGCCTTATGGCACGGCGGCGGTTGGAAGTTACAACCGCGCGGGCGACCTTATTCTCAACGATGACGATCTATCGGTGGTTTCCGCTGCACTCGCTGCAATCAACTGTAACGACATGATCGTCTTTTACTCACCACGCAAGGCGGCGGAGTTTTACACAGAACTCAGTTTTGTGCCGTGGTACGGCGAGATCGTTTGGGACAAAAAAGCCCCAGGCATGGGTGGCGGATTACGTTATCAGCACGAAAACATTGCATGCGCTGGAGACCCCAGCCGTTGGTCTGGTGCGTTCAGCATTATTTCAATCTACCGTGACGCGCAAAAACACCCGCACCAAAAGCCGATCCAGCTTATGGAAATGCTGTTGCGCAACTTTAACGCCGAACACATTCTTGACCCATTTATGGGTAGCGGCAGCACGGGGGTGGCGTGCGCCAAGCTGGGCAAAAAGTTTATCGGGATTGAATTAGACCCAAAGCACTTTGACACGGCGTGCAGTCGTATAGAGGAGGCATACAAACAACGCGACCTTTTTGTGGCGCCGCCTGCTGCGCCCGTGCAAGAGGGGCTGGCGTTATGAGCCGAAAAAACACCTCAACCGTAAAAGTCAAAACGCAGTTTGGCTCGTTTTTTGTTCATGTGGAAAGCAATGACGCGCTAACTGGAGCAAGCGGTGTTTGGATATCAAAGCAACAAAAACTCGAAGATTCAGAGATTGATAAATTGGTCAGTCAAATTATTGAGGGTGTACACGAGGGCATCGCTGGCTTAACCGTTGAAAATTAAATTTCGTGCTTTTTGAAAAGCTCAGCAAGGTCGGCAGCAAACGCGTCGGCCTTTTCTTTGTTCTTA